TAAACCAGTGATTTATTTAGTTCCATCAAATCAAACAGTTCTTTGTTTCGCATTGAATGATGTAGCTCTTTTTCAACTTCTTTTGTTTGACTATCAATTTTCTTTAGAAATGAAATGTAGGTCATTGCAAGTCTGTATAAAAATAATAATGTTAAACGTACTTTTTTATGTGGTTCGATTTTCTTATTCTTACTGAATAGATCTTTTATCAAATCTGTGTCTTGAGCACTCACAGTAATAAAATGATTTTCAGTGTGAACAATTGCAAATGGTGTTGTTGTATATGAGTTTTTGCTGTTTTTTGCTGGATCATATAAGGGAACATCTAAAATTATTAGTTTTGCATTGTCCTCTGTATCTATATGTGCTGTTTCTTCTTCATCCAGTGCACTCATTATAAATTCAGTTGGCACACTAAGTTTTGTCTTTACCCACTCAACTTCTTCCGTTGTTGGTGCGGTCACTTCAATCCAAGAACCTTGAACAAGTTCGGTTGTTTCTAAAATGTTGATGTTGTTTATTTCTAATTTCTTGTTTGTTTCATTGTATTGTCTAATCATTGCTCACACATCCTTTTAGAGCAGTTAGACTTACTGTTTTTTTCATTTTCTTTCCTCCTAATTTTATTTTAAATCCATTAGAAGGTAATTTGAACGCGACTAACTAACAATCTCGTTATCAACGTGCGAATGTATAGTTAAAAAAATATGAGTCATTTGATTCAAATTACCCTCTTGTATTCGCTCGTGATCCGATTCCATTAGTTATTCACCTCCTAAACATCGTTGTTATTATACCACTTAAATGATTAATTTAAAATCCTAAATTATAGAAAAAAATTATCAATATCTATTTGTCTCGCTCTTCTGGTTTCTTGCTTACCGCTAATCACTTTCATCTCTAAACCTACTATCTCAAAGTATGTCTCTAAATCAAAGTGCTTTGAATCTTCAATTGATATTCCTAAATGAGCTAGGTTAAAAATGATGTTTGCTGTGACGTTTTCTATTTCTTGGTTATCTTCACTTGTTGGTTGGGGGTGTGCTTTTCTGAAACGTCCCGAGCATTTCACCTATCGCATTCGTCAGATTTTCTAGTTCACCTTGATTGCTTAAAAGTGTAAAATCGAGAGACATCAAGAAGTCATTATAAGATTGTTTGTAGAATGGTCGGTGTAGTATATAGATGATCCTAAAGATCGTATCTATTACTGTTGACAGATCTTCTTCTTTTTTCGCACTAGATTTCTCTAATTTTTTGATATCACTAAATAGTTCAGTTGAGAACACATTGCGATAATCAATGATTGTATAAAGTGATGAGTGCAAGCGATAATCTTTATCACCAAGTTTAAGTGTTTTTTCCATAATCTACTCCTTAAATAAATGTCGGTAATGCTGGTGCTGTTGTTAAAAATGTACTGTAATTAGCATCTCCAACACCTGCAATAACTCTTAAAATTAGATTGTTTCCAGCTTCAATTGGTCTTGCAGTAATACTTAATTCAATTGAGTTCGCCTCAATAGAATCTCCTTTTGATTTGCTTGAATCTCCTGATGGAGTTGCAGTACATAAGTAATACCAAATACGTCTTGCTTTGATATCGCCTTGAATTTCGTAGCCTAAAGCAAATGTTTTTGTTTCAGCATTTAGAATCTCCACTAGGTTCCCATTTGTATCTTCTAGGAAACCAAAGATATCCTTTTTAAACGCTTCATCAATCTCTGTAAACTTAAGTGTCACATTGGAACCTGCATTAGAAACTAGCGTTGCGATGACTTTATCGTCTGCATAGACTTGTGATGTTCCTCCGATAGCTTCGGTTGTAATCTCTTGAGCACCTTCTAGTCTTTTTGGTGTTGCAAAAGTCCAGCTACCATCTGCTGCTTGTGTTGCGAGTGCATAATGCACATTAGTTAAACCAAATGTTACTTTATTACTCATTTAAAATACCTCCTGTTTGATTTCATATACTCTGTTGACTGAACCATCTTCATTGATGAATTCAGATAATAATTCATATTCATATCCCATAAAATATAGGGACGCTTCTAATCTTTCTTCTAATGATAAATCTTTCTTTTCAGTAATCAAACTTACTTGGAATGTTGCAACTTTAGCTATGGACTTATCATCAGCATAAACGATTGTTCTATTGGTGAGTTCTTGGTAAATGATATAGTTTGGATCATCTTCTAACCCTACTCTCGTTCCATACGAAACTTTTCCTGGTAATACAGAGTTAAGGGTTTCAAATAAAGCTTCTAATTTTTCTTGCATTAGTCATCACCTTTTTCAATAATTCTTTTGATGTCTTCTAGCATCTTAGGTGTAAGTAAATCATAAGCAGGTCGCATGAACGGTCGTGGTCCGACATATTTACCACTTCGGTGAGTGAAACCAAACTCAAGTAAGTGTGTGAGCTTCCCTTTTTCATTAGAGAATATAACAATTGATTTATTGATTCCACTACCTTGAGGTTCAGCGATGAACGAATCAGCAAATGGTTTTGAGTCACCACTTCTTGGTGCGTTTGATCTGATATACTTCACAATCTCCTGAGCTGTTTCATCGAGTCTTTCTTCAAGTTTGATGATGATATCTTGAGCATAGTCATCCACCATGCTAGAGATTGCTACTCCTAATTCATCAAGCGTAATCAATGATATCACTCTTTCTGAGTTTTGTTTTGCTTAGATAGAGCTCTATGAACTGTCCTATTTGATAGGTTCGTTCAATCTTGTAAATGTTATCATCAATTTCTGCATACTTGCTGTTATCGTATAAAAAACTTTGAATTTTAAGTGCTAGATCAATCTTTATGTCAGATCTATTACTTTCATAGTATTCGTTAGATGTGATGCTAAAGTTGATGCCTATAACTTCCTTCGAGTGTTGAAGTTGATAGATTGAGGATCCAATAGAATTTTGCACCAAAACAAGAGTTAGTAAGTTCAATTTGACATTTGGTGAATTAGGAAACATTCTCTTCTGCTCCTTTTGTCAGTGCAATTTGACCGACTAACATATCAAAAGTCTTAGGTAGTTCTTTTGCACTACCATCATTCTTAAATCCAAAGAAAGTCTTTACATAGATAATGATTAATGTGCTCACCATTGGATTTGATTCGTCATTGATGTAAGAAGGATCGATCCCACAGCTCATCAAGTATAATTTGCAACTACTTATGTGAGTAGAGAGCTCTTCATCAGCATACGTTTCTGATAGTGGTATGAGTAGTGCTTTTTTTACAATGTCTAGTATCGCCATGAGATCAATCCTTTCTTATTCAATCAATAAGCTTTAGCTATTAGGCTGCAGCTTTCTTTTTAATACGAAGGAATCCGTTATACCCAACTACGTTACCACCTGTAAATACTGAAGCCTTATAACTGATAATACCGTCTTTAAATTTATAATCTGTTGATTTACCAATTTCAACTGGTGAGAATACTGGCACTTCATAGTTCTTAAGTGCACCATAAGCAATACCGTATTCACCAGCGACTGTATTACTATCTGAAATTGCTTTACAATGCGAATTAATGATATATGGAATACCATCAATCGTTTTATTGACATAATCGATTGAGTGAACTTTACGTCCTTCTTGAGTTTTAAGTCCAGCAAATGCACGTAAGTCATTCTTGTTCAAGATAAGAACTGCACCACCTTCAACTTCTTCATCCCCACCATAAGCAAAGACAATGTCATCTAAAGTTGAATCCGTAATTGCTTCAATTTCAAGTGCTGCTTTATCCGCAAGTGCCACTGCAGCTTCACTAAAAATACCAGTGAATGTATTCGTTGTTCCGGCACCACGCAAGATTTGTTCACTAATTTTCTTCTTAAGTGAAATGTTGATATTTCTCAATACTTCAGCTTGATAAGGAATAGCTGGAAGTTTTTCTAGTTCTTCTGTGATTTCTGTGTAAGCAGTAATCTTAACTTTTGAAATCGTTAAATATCCAAATGCTGGTTCTGTTTCACTATAAGGTTGACCTTCAAGTGTCGTACCAGCAGTACCATTGCTCTTAACAAATGACTTCTTATAGGTTTCACCGCCATTTAAGTTAATGACATTAACTCGGTCCACAAGTGTTGATACTTGAGCGAATGGAACAGGTGCTAATCCAGAAGCTGTATGTTCAGGCAACAAGATTTCTTCACTTGATACTTGAATCACTCGATTCTCACGCAAGCTTGCTGCACGTTTCTCGAGTTTTTCTTTATCCATTTGATTACGATTATCAATGATGATTGGTTTGATTTCTGCTTTAGTAGCAATCGCCATTTTCTTATCAATCATTGTACGTTCTTCTTGAAGTTCACTGGTTTCATTTTCTAGTGTTTCAAGTTTGGCAATATCAGTTTCATTATCAACAAGACCTCTGATTTCAGTCAATCTTGATTCGATTTCTTTTCGTCTTAATTCTAAGTTCATGATTTATTTCTCCTTTTAGATTTGTGATTTTATTCTGATACGTTTTTTAATAATAATTGATTTTTGTTCCTGCTCTGCTAATTCCATAGCCTTTAGTTCTACATCCATAGACTCTAAAGAACGAGCGTATATACTAGTTGCATCATATGCTGGTGTATCCACGACCGACACATCATACAAACGTTCTATCTTTGTAATAGTCCTTTTTGGTATTCTACCTTCACGGTTCCATACTTGTTCATCAACTGTAAAAGCAAAACTCATCTTATCCAATAATCCACTTCTTACCATTTTGTAGATGTCTTGATTCGTATTGGTATCTAGTAATTCAGCACGGACTTTTAAACCAATATTATCTACTGTTAGTGATAAAGATTGGTTCTTGGTTCTGGCAATAATTAAAAAGGAGTCCATATGATTGTATTTCATAGGAACATCCTTCATTTTGGTATCACTTAAAGCTCTTGAATCGATTTCTTCAATGAATCCATATTCTTCATCACCAATGAGTGTTTCATTATGAAAGACTAGTGCATAGCCTTCCAAGATCATCTTGTCTTCTTCTTCATGAAGTGTGACATCTGCTAGTCTAGTTTCCTTGATCATCTTTTCTAACCTCAACTTTCTTAGGCTTTGTAATTGCTTGTTTTTGATATTCATATTCAAGCTCGGAATCTTTATAGAATAAAGACTCTAGCTTTTCCTTTTTACAATACTCATCAATAATAATTGCCTTTTGTTTCTGTGTTTCCAAGATGACTTTAAGTGCATCTTCTGAAATCTTTCCATTAACTGTTATTTTCATCTTTAGGTTCCTCCGTTCCCACTTGATATTGATTTGCTTTATCAGCATCCACAAAGTTTAGTGATTGAAGGCGTTTGTTTCCACCTTCTATAGGTTCTAATCCGAGTAGCGCTCTTGACTCATTGAGTGACATAATTCCTAGACTCATCAATTTTTCAATGGCTGTAACTTTGGTGTTCCATGAAGCGTACTGCAATCTTTCGCTATAAAAGATAATTTCTTCTCCACGTTCTAATTGATTATTGGTAAGTAAGCCTATAGAAAAAGCCTCGCTAAGTT